TCCTCGAGCAGATCCTGGTGCTCTTCAACCCTGACATCCAGATCCAAAAGTCGGATGGTGAGTTCGACTGGACAAAAATCACGCGCGTCATTCTCACTGACATCAACAACGAAGAGAACTACCCAACAGGAACGGACCGTCGCTTGACCGTCTGGACTCTGAACTTCCTCATGCCAATCTGGCTGAGCATTCCAATGGGTGCGCGTGACGACCTCGTCCGCAAGATTATCATCCAGATCGGCGAGCTCGACACGATCACGCTCGACGAGGTAGATGATGAAGGTAACATTACGCCGTTCGGTTCGCCACTTGCGCGCATCGAGCTTGACGGTCACCCAGTAGAAGGGGTCCCTGGCGATCCAGAACAGGTGGATCGTGATGAAAGTCTCTGAGCTCCTTGAGGGTTTGGCGAAGTTGGCAGCGGATGCTGACAATCATCCACGAGCCCTTGAGCACCTCTTCCAGTTTCCAAAGACGACACCAAAGCTCAAGCGAGAGATTCGAGATGCGGGGTTCGATTTTGGCTTTATTCTTCATCCGTACGTGCACGTTACAAAGAAGCAGATTCGAGTTGACGTTGATTGCACCACCGCCACAGGCGGTGGGTGGGACATAGTTCGAAAGAAGCTTGACACCAATGACGACGCAGCAATCTCTCGTGAACTCGAAAAGATGAAAGAGAACCTCTTCTTTCAACTTGAGATTGCTGCGACTGAGGCTGGTGGAACGTTCACCCAGTCATCTTCCTCAATTTGCCACATCACCTTTCCGGCACCAGCACGATGAAAACCTTTAAGCAGTTTCTCGACGAGGCGCGCATGACGCCTACCTCGTTCGCTGCCGCACTTGAGCGGATTGGCAAGGACGCAAAGATGGGCTTCGAGTTTGAGTGCTTCGTCGGTGAGAAGTCAGACCTCTTCCGTGGTGAGCCATCTCCTGCTGTTCCAGTCTTGAACCTTGACCGCATCGGCACTCTCGCCGACTTCCTCGATGTCTTCTACATGTCGATGGCCGAGCATGACAAACTTCGCAAGGACCTGGCAAAGTGGAAGGCCGACAATCCTGGCAAGATGTGGATCGACTACATCAAGGACGAGTACGACTCGGTTGAGCGCTTCGTACAGCTCAATGATCTCAAGCCGATCTACGGCTGGACCGATCACAAGGAAGACACCGTCTACACAGAACACCCAGCAACATCTGACCACGTCGTACCATATCAAGATGTGGCCGACGCCGCAATCGCCGCCCTCAAGGAGTGGCTTGGCAAGAACGTTGTTGACGGCGTCAGCAAGTTTGAGTGGGCCATCACCGACGATGGCTCGATTCTTAGTCACGGCAACGGCCCGGGCGTAGGCATCGAGATTGTCTCTCCACCTCTGCCAACCGAGGAGGCGCTTGACGGACTGCAGTCGATCTTCCGCTTCATCAAGAAGTACGACCTCGTCACGAACGAGTCGACTGGCTTGCACATCAACATCTCTATTCCACACCTTCGTGAACGTCTTGACCCGCTCAAGCTAATCCTCTTCATGGGTGAGGAGCACATCCTTGAGAAGTGGGCTCGCACGAACAATGAGTACACAAAGTCGCATGCCAAGGAGATTGTCGATGACATCAAGAACCACGGTGTGCCGAAGGAAACTGGCATCTTCGAGGTCTTGAACCGTTTCCTGAGCAAGCACAAGTACCACACCGTCAACCTCAGCAAGCTTGCTGCTGGCTACCTTGAGTTCCGCGTTGCGGGCGGAGATAACTACCACGAAGAGATTCAGAAGGTGAACCACACGATTGGTCGCTTCTTGTCAGCACTTGAGATTGCCTGCAGCGCTGACCTTGAACGTCAGCAGTACCTGAAGAAGGCGAGCAAGCTCTTCGGCGCGGCCATCTCGGCAGCTAAGTCAGGCGAACCGATGGAAACCGCTGAGGAGTTCCTCCAGGCCGGCGGCGGCTACTCTAAGACGGAGCAGCTCCTAGGTCTTGTCAAGGACGACGCCGATGAGAACACCGCGGCCTATGTCGTGTCCTCTCTGATCGTCCGTGTCATCGGCTTCATGCAGCGTCGCAATCTCGATCCAAGCACACGCGTCAAGATCCAGGTGCGTCAGATCTTCCGTAAGCTGCTCGCAAAGTACCCTGACCTGTGGGAAAAGGTCAAGGACAAGCTCATCATGCATGAGCACCAAGACCTAGAAGACTTCATCCGGATCTTCGGTTTGAGTGGAAAGTAGTGACGTTCTGGACCGGATTCCTGACCTAGGAATAAATACCCGCATGAACAACCAGAGCAGGTCTATCTGCCCACAATAGGAGAACAACAATGGCAACACTGGTTTCACCAGGTACGTCGGTCACTGTTACTGATCAGAGCTATTTCATCCCTGCAACGGCAACGACAGTACCACTGATCTTCATTGCCACAGCAGCAGGAAAGACCCAGACTGACGGAGTTACGCCAGCAGCCGGTACTCTCGAGCACTCTGTCGTCCGTACCGTTACGTCTCTCAACCAATCGCTTCAGCTTTACGGCGTTCCAAAGTTCCGCTCGGACACGTCTGGCAACCAATTCCACGGTGATGCGCGCAACGAACAGGGTCTGTACGCACTCAACCACTTCCTTGGCGTCGGCAACGTCGCCTACGTCGTTCGCGCCAACATTGACCTGACCGACGAGCCACAGACCTTCATCAGCCTTGGCACTCCAGTTATTTCTGGTGAACCAACGTTCTACGGCATTGGCAACGGTACCCTCTCGAACTTCGCCACGCAAGGTTCGACTGTCAAACCACAGCTCATCACGGTTACGTTCAGCTCGCCTTCGACCTTCTCGGTAACGGGCTCGGTCGCTGGCTACATCGGCGCTGGTTCTGTTGGTCTGCCGTTCGCATCGAACGTGATCAACTTCAACTCGGCTGCTGGCTCCGTCGCATTCGCAGCTGGTGACAAGTTCACCTTCGCTCTCGTGTACATGGCGCAAGCCGGGTCAGGTAACGTCGGTAATGGTTCCCTCGTCAATCTCGTGACTGACACCCTCGCCGTTCCTGAAACTCTCACCGTCTCGTTCACCTCGCCAACGGCCTTCACGGTTACTGGCACGGTCTCGGGCTCTGCTGGTTCTGGTGTGATCAACACGCCGTTCGACAACAACCGCGTCAACTTCACGGTCATTCCTGGTACCGTCGCCTTCGCAACTGGCGACGAGTTCACGATCGACGTTTCCTCGGTCACCGTCTCGGCTCCTCTCGGTGCCAACGACGCAGCCAAGCGCGTTGCAATCGTTACAGCTCTCCAAGCTGAAATCAACAGCAACGTTGACGTTCGCTCTGAGACGTACGAGTACAACCTCGTCCTCTGCCCAGGTTTCCCTGAGGTCGTTGATGAACTGCTCGCCCTGTCGACTGACGTCAAGGATGAAGTGTTCGTCATCGCTGACACGCCTTCGTACCTCTCGCCTGAACAGACCGCTCAATGGGGTCTCACGTCTGAGCGCTTCAACTCTACGTCTGCAGCGTACTACTACCCTTGGGCTCTTGCCTCGAACCTCGATGGTACCAACGTTCTCGTTGCTCCGTCGGCTGTGGCACTGCGTACCTTCGGTGTGAGCGACAATGCAGGTTACGTTTGGAACGCACCAGCTGGTGTCTCGCGCGGTCTCGTTACCGGCGTCTCGCAGGTTGGTTACATCACCGGTACACCAGGCACGGCAACGACCTTTGTTCCTGTGAACCTGAACCAGGGTCAGCGCGACATCCTCTACGAGTACGACACCAACATCAACCCGATCACGTTCTTCCCAGGTCGTGGTCTTCTGGTTTGGGGTGCCAAGACTTCGGCTCCAGCTGCATCGTCGCTTGACCGCGTTGGTCCAGTTCGCCTCGTCATGTACCTGCGCCGCTCGCTGCGTAAGGGTTCGTTCCCATTCACGTTCGAACCAAACGACAAGATCACTCGCGACAACTTGAAGGCAGCTGCTGACGCAATCCTGCACGACATCCTTGTCAAGCGCGGTCTGTCCGACTTCGCAACGTACTGCGATACGTCGAACAACTTCGGTTCACGCCTCGACAAAAACGAGCTGTGGCTTGACGTTGCAATCAAGATCGTTCACGATGCTGAATTCATCTACATCCCAATCCGCGTCTTGACAGCTGACGCAACACTCTAAAGGACACCCTCATGTCTACAAACACCCAGGCCCAAGGCCGCAGCTACGAATCGGAAAAGGACTTCACGTACGTTCCGGTTTCCAGCGACACTCCTCAGCGCGAGCTGAACCGCTGGATCCTTCAGTACGACCGCGCACTGAACGTTGGCGACGTCACAAAGGACGCTGCTGCAAAGCAGGCCGCCATGCTCTACGGCCCAGTTGCAGCACACGGTACCGCCGCTCCGACCCTCGCGCTCACGCAAGGCACCGCAGCAACGGTTACACTGACCACGATCTCGAGCGGCACTCCTGCTTCGGTCTCGGCAACCACTGGTTCCGTTCCAGCTGGCATGGCTCTCGCCGTCTCTGGCCAGACCGTCAGGCTTGCAGGCACACCTTCTGGTTCTGGCGCAGTTAGCTTCACGGCTACCGTCGTCACCGACCACGGCAACGTTCTCGTTCCAGTTTCTGGCACGATCACGGCTACTCCTTAAGGTCTAGCGCTCAAGCAATGAAGCCGAGGTTCGCCTCGGCTTTTTCATTTCCGGCCCGTTTGATGCTGGAAAACATGACCTACGCATAAATAGGTTCATCTTGAGAAACACAGGTCATTAGACCCAAAGGAGAAAAGCTTGGCAAC